CCTCCTGTTGCTGCCATTGTCGTAGCTTTTTTGCCTTTTTAACGGCTCTTAATACTTCCTCCTTTGTTGCAGGTAGCTCATCAATTTTATCGCGGTCCTCTGGCAAGGAAAATAATTGCTCTGGCTTTTTGGCTCGTTTGGAATGGCTGTTAAACATTATTGCACCAACCCATCTTGTAACTCGCATTTGTGATAACCAGAAATTATATTCCGCATCAATCTTTATTCCGATCCCCTGAACAACTTTGCTTGCCTGATCTAATGTCAACGACATAAAATCATCAGGGCGCAATGATGTGTAAACATAGACATATGGCTCTGTCTGATCAAGCCAATTTATGAAACCTTGCTTACTTGCATTTTTTTTTGTGGCTCGCCTGACATTGCTTGGCCTAATAATTCGCCCGCCTCTGTCATTATCCTGGTTAATTCCGGCAATGGTACGATCTTTTCAACCTCCTCAATTGTCAGCTCCTCATCCTCCAACATACCTGCCCATATGAATTTCACCATAACATCAATGGATGCCATCTTTTTTTCGTCAGAAAATACCGCAAATAACGGCTCTCCAAGAGCTTTCTCAAGCTCTCGGAGTGACCGTAAAGAGTATTTAAATGACCGTCTTTTATCGATCTTTATTATCATGTGATAACTGTTGCTGTTAATGCTCCTGTGCCTTTGAATGATCCGCTATATGTTGCCGTTTCCTCCAATGGTGCTTCAAGTGATACAGATGTTAAATATGCTTTTCCTGACCATTGCGGATCGCCTGAAACCTGCGAGCTAAAAAGCAATGTGACTTGTGATCGCTGAGATATTAAAGATCGTAATTCCTCATATGAATAAGTATCATTAAATGCCTCCATACCATCAAAGTCAATCGACCAACTTCTGGTGCTTTCCAAAACCTCCTCATAACCCTGTGAATCTTTTGTTGTTGCATCCCTTGTTGCCATTTCGTATGATAATGAATGTGATGTTGTTGAGCTGATCGCCGTTCCATCCACGTATAAAATCATAATTGTGCCGTTAAGCTTCCCTGTTGTTGCCATGTTTGTTTTATTTTAATTTAGTTTTTAGCAGATAGATTAAATTTGTTGCAACCGTTTATATGCTGCCTTCCTAACTGTTACGCGATCATCATTCATTATATGATTCAGGGCATAACTATTTGATATTAATTTCACTTTTTTTTTAACTCCTCGGCCTCCTCTGGCAAATCCTCAATAATTTCCTTGCCTTTTGCCTCAGATATTTTTTCAACTTCCTTTTCCTGCAAAGTTACAAATTCCGTTGCAATACATATTTTCTTTTTTATCAAATCCTCGGCCAATGAGTTAATCATATTTGCTTGATCTCCTTTGTTGTATTTGTTAGATCCGATTTGATGCTTTTTTATAAATTTTACTTTCATTTTTTTATCTTATTTGTCGTACTGAATATTCCTGGTTAATGTGATATATTGATTTACTGTTTTCGTATATGTCGCGATCTGTAACAAATTGAATTGAATTAATTATAATCCCCACGCGAGTACCTGAAAACCTGTCTAATGCGCCCCTAATTGCGCCAGATAATGTCTTTAAATCTGCCAATGACTTTCCAAACATATCAATATCCAATGTAATAACATCCAATGTTGATGGCCCATCTTTGTCATCCTCTGGCGCATTGCCTATGCGCTGAAATGTAACGGCTGGCAATGTTTCGCCCTGTGGTATTCGAGATGGATATATACGAGTTGATACAACATCTGTAACAGATACCGTATTTATTAATATATCGTAAATCGCCGTTTCCATTAAACTTTGCCTTTTTTTAGTATCTTGCTAACTTCTTTTGGTATCTCAATCAGCATTTCTGATTTGAAAATCTTTTTTATCTGCCCTTTTGTTTGTGCCAATGCAGGGCGCATAAATGGACTTTTTGTCAATCCGATGCCCTTACTTGCCATTGATTCTCCTTTGCTGCTTCTGCCCTTTACCAATGGCTCACTACGTTTTGCCAATGTACCATACTCAACCCAATTACCCAAATTATAAAATGGATCGTTTGTCGATACCTTTACGCCCACCACTATATACTTATTTCCTGGCTTACCTCTAACAACTGAAATGATTTTTTTTAATTCTTTTGATGATACCTCTTTGCCACTTTTAAATTTAAACCTAATATTTGGATTTACTTTTGCTTTTGCTGCTTTTATCAATACTTTTCCAGCTCGTTTTAATGCTTTAGGCGTAATTTTATTATTTACTCGTTTTGGTAATATTTTCATCATTGCCTGAATTTCCTCCATGCCCTCTACATTTACGCCAAATTTGTTCATGTCACCTGCAATAGTTTAGCAAATATTTCCAATCCATCTTGCCTGCCAAGTTCTGAAAAGGAATAAATATCATAATACTTTGAGTTGTAAAACAACCTGTAATCATCCACGTTTAATCCTGTTCTGTAACGGATCTTTATCTTTACATCGGCAACCTCTGTTAATTGGCTGGCCTCAAATGTTTCCTTTCCTTTCAATTCAATCACATGCGCCCATGTTGTAAATGATACCGCCCATGATGTTGTTTCCTCGCCGTAACTATTTCGCGCCGTTGTTTTGGTTTCAAAAATTATGCGCCTGTCTAATTTTCCGCTAAACATCCCATGACATATTTATAATTGGCTGGCTCGCCCTCAATATCCTCAAATTTCCAGATGTTTACCTCTGATTTTAAATCGATAACATATGGATATTTGCCAACATCAACACATTTATTACTCGCCCCCTCATAAATTAATTTTGTATTTGATGAGTTGTCCAGGGTGCTGTTCAGACTATCATCCCATAACATTACCCTCTCATCCTCTAACATCTCTAAAAACCCAGATTTTACGCCCATCCTTGCCTGAGATCGATTGATATAACGTTCCTCGCCTGCATTGCCATTTAATGATCCGGCAACACTATTTAGAAAACGTACTTTTATACGCCTCGCAATTTTCCTTAATGCTTTAAATGAGATCATGCGCCCTGCTCCTATTATTTGCAATCTATAATCAACGAATTTTGCCTTTTCGTTTTCAACAAAATATAATTTATCAACTCCAATGAGATCAATTCCCTCATTCATATAATACTCGTAAACATCCAATAGCTTTGGATTGATCAAGGTATCAGAGTTGAAAGTCATTAAATAGTCATAATCCCTATCTAATACCGCCGCCAAACCTGTATTGTATTTACGGCCAACGGGTTTGTTTTCTGTACGAATGTAATCCGCGCCGTATTCCTTACAAAGATCCTCGGCCCAATCCTCCGAAACAACCGCAAACATATCCAAACCTAATGATTTGATGCCCTCAAAACATTGCCTTGTTATCTCTGGCCTTTTCCAAACAGGTACAAATGCCAATATTTTATACGAACTCACGCAATGAAAATTGATTAATTAAATGTCCTAATGCCATCGGTACAGGAATCTCCGATACCGATCCTGTGGTTAATATATTCTGGCGATTCTCGTAAAAATATGCGCCGATCAATTTAATCGTTGACCTTACAAGATCCGGCACATCTGTATCCGCATCGCCGTAACCCGCCTTGAATGTAATTGTAACGGCGTTATATACCGTATCTGTACCTGGAAAACTCTCACCATCAATTGGCCTTAACCTGCCAACATCCGCTTTTACATCAACCTCATATAATGAGCTGGACCATGTTTGAGTTGATCCGTTGGTATCCTCATAGACAATCGATGTAATGGATTGCAATGGTGCTTTTGGAAATTCAATATAATCTGTTGGAAATTCGTCTAAATACAGGCCGTATGTCGCTGTAATTAGTTGCCTCCATGATCGCTGTTGAAAATAATCTGTTGCTGCTAATATAACCGTATCAATATAATCATCCTCGGCCGTTGTATCAACTCGCAAATGCGTTTTTAACTCCGCCCTTGATATCGGCGTTGTTGCCGGAGGTGTTATTATATCTAAGCTCACAAATTACTTTTTTTTAGATTTTACAGTTGATTTGGATATAATCGCCTTTTTTACATTGGCTTTTTTATCAACAAATTTCTCTGCACATCCTTTTTCGATCAACCGCTCGGCGGCCTCTTTGGACAAATCAGCTACATCACCAATATTGATGATGCTGCTGCCTGCCATATTTACAATATACCTAATTTTCATAATATGTAAAGTTTGGGGAGGTCTTGATTGGATGCTACCTGCTATACCACCCGCAAAAGATCCTCCCTACTCCTTATTTATTTATTATGTGCTTGGATTTCTGATCGCATGAATTGGGTTTGTTCCCGCATCAATGACCTTTCCATCCGTTCTTAAGAATCCGATAAAACCAACCTGCAATGCATCGGCAAATCGCTCATCCAATCTTAACAGGGTAAATCCCTCTACATCTCTAATGATGTACTTTTGGAAATCTCCAAATAAAACTGAATAATTACCAGCTCCGATTGATTCAACATCCTGGTTGATTACAATAGGATGTCCAAGTAATAGATCTGGATCGCTCATTGATACGGTTGGCCTCCAAAGGTACTGATTAGTAGTGTCCTTTAGCTGTGCAATCGCTTTCAAAGTTGAATCGTTAAACATCCATGTGCCATTGGCTCTGTATGCTGGATCAACTGCATGCTTTAGATCAATGATCTCATCAAATGTGACTGCTGCTGCTGCTGCTGCCGTTGTTGGTGTCGCATCATGTATTACTCCTCTTGGCTTCGCAGATCCGTTGCCTGTGGTGTAACCTACATTTGTTAATCGACCAATTCGCTCTGCTAATGCACTTGATAAGTAATCCTCTAAATTGAAAAAGCTATCTGCCATTAATTGGCGGCTAACCTTAACCATTTTTGAGCTGGCTGTATAGCTTGACAATGTTAGATTTGCAAAGGTTTCATCCTGATCCGTTGCCGTTGCATTTTCCGCCAACCATTCGCCTTGAATCGCTGTACTGTTTACCGTTGGCCAATCTAATGTTTGCCCTGTGCCTGTCTTAATGACTTTGGCAACTGATCGCATTCCGCCATATGCTAACAACGCTCTTTCCAGATTGTCGCTAAACTCATTTGGAACAAGAAAACCACCTTCTGAATCAGTACCTTCTGATTGCGCTCTGGTTTCAAAAATTGCACGTTCATCAGATGTTAGCGATGTCATGCCTTTTCGCATGTATTTCCAAAATACTTTGGATTGCTGCTTCTGATTGTCTTTAAGCTCATCAACTGATTTGTTTTCCTCAGTAGCTTTTTTGAGGATCTTTTCCTCGGCCTCTGCATTTAACTCATTCAATTTCTCAACTCGCTTGATTTTTTTATCAAGATCGGCAACATCCTCTATATATCGGGAATATTCCGAATCCTGATCAGGTGTCAGGTCTTTGCCTTCTTTTTCAGCAAGCTCAATGATAGCTCTCGCGCTATTCAATGCCGTTTGCCGATCCTCCCTGTATTTTTTGGATTCTAATAACATTTTTTTGTTTATTTAATTAACGCAGGTAGTATTTATTTGCAAAATTATAAATTCTTTTCAATCAATTCTAATCGCTTGCGCTTTAGATTTAATGTGTTTGGTTTTTCCTTTTCCTTTTCCGGCAATGTCAATCGATCCGCCTCCTTTTTTTCGATGCTTCTGACCGCATTTGGATTGCTTGGAATGTTTACAATGCTAAATTCCAATAGGTCGCGTTTGCCATAGTGATATATCTCTGCATCTGAATCCTCCATTTTCCTAAATTCGCCCTGCTCTAATGGATTGAATCCAACGCTGGTAGCTCGTAAAGTACCAAATTGCACCTTTTGGAAAATCTTTTCCGCCAAAGGATTGATATTTTCTGGCTCAAATGTTACTATGCCGATCAGCTTGCCATCTCTCATCTCTGCTTTTCCGATTCCGATCACATTATCAGGATTGGCCTGGTCCTCGCCATATACATCATGCTGATAGCCAACAATTCCATTTTTGTTATAATTATCTAAATGCCATCCGTCAACATCCAATACTGTATTATGTCGATCTTTGGTATTATCAGATATTACAAATTCCGCCGTTCTGTTTTCAATGTCAATATCCCGCAATGATGCGGATGTGTGTCTTAATTCCATAACTTTATATATTTAGTAATTCTTTTAAATCTTTTAAATTTCCGTTTGTTTTTGCCGTTTGTGGTGATACAGGCATCATATTAGCTGGTATATAATGCTGATCGCCTCCGGCATATCCGTTCATGTTTTCCTTTCTCAATACTTCATTTGGCGATAAGATGCCATTTTGAATCATTGTCTTATAATATTCTGATCTTTGTTTTACATCGCCCCGCAATAATCCCTCAACATTAAACTCAATATT